CATCTCTGGTGGAAGTAAACATCAAAGAAAACTCTGTAATTCAGTTATTAAGTATATGATTAAGAAATTATTACCCCGCCATAGAACACTACAAGTTAATGTTGAACTAACAAATATACAAGATGACGCAACAGGCTATTGTATGATTGGTGATAATAATCGTGAGTTTTATATTGAGATAGATAAGAAACTTAATATAAAGGATATGGTTGTTGCCATTTGTCACGAAATGATTCATGTGAAACAATATGCTCGTAAGGAAATATCTGATTGGAATGGTTTAGACCAACCCAAATGGAAAAACAACCTAATCAGTAAAGATTGTGGATATTGGGATTGGCCTTGGGAAAAGGAAGCCTATAGTTTAGAGTATCAGTTTGCTGATGAATGTTGGGAAAAAAATATAATATGATTAACTTGACTGAATTTGTAGTTTTGATAAGTCTTTCTGTTGCTGCTCCAGAACAGATGTTTACAAATAATGAAACAATAAACTTTGATATACCACAAGAAGAAATAACTTGTCTTGCTGACAATGTATATCATGAGGCACGAAATCAAAGCACTGGCGGTTGGTATGCTGTTATTGCTGTTACTTTGAATAGAGTAAAAGATTCACGATTTCCTAATACAGTATGTGAAGTTGTTAAACAAGGCGAACACAGACCTAGTTGGAAAGGCACTGGCGAATTGATACCTGTTCGTAATCGTTGTCAGTTTAGTTGGTATTGTGATGGTAAGTCTGACACTATTAATAAAAGAAGTATAAAACAATATAAAGATATTACAGAGCTTGCAACTATAGCATTAATTTCTAATGTAGTCTTGTTAGATATAACTGATGGTGCTACACATTACCACGCAGATTATGTCAGTCCTTCTTGGGCCAAGACTAAAACAAAAACTATAGAGATTGGAGATCACATATTTTATCGTTGGGAAAGGTGAAATAAAAGATTTTCTCTTGACAAAACAACAATAATTTGTTATAATTACACCTATGAATATATTTTACTTACACAAAGACCCTGTAATATGTGCAGAGTATCACATAGATAAACATGTAGTCAAAATGCCTATAGAATACGCACAACTGATGTCAACTGCACACAGAGTGCTTGACGGAGAGTTGTATCTAGGCAAAACTAAGAATAATAGAAACATTAAAAGATGGCGATTGTCTGATGAACGAGAAGATGTATTATACAAAGCTTCTCACATTAACCACCCATCTGCAATATGGGTTCGCGAGTCTGTCGAAAACTATTTGCAAATGTACAAACTCTACAGGGCAACACTTGCAGAGTATACAAATCGTTATGGTAAAGTTCATGGTTCAACCAAACCATCAATGTTGCTTAAAGACCCACCATTGAATATTCCTTTTAAGAAAGGAACACCAATGCCTCAATGTATGCCTGAAACATGCAAGGTGGTGGGTAATCCAATCCTTGCTTATAGAAAGTACTATATAACAGAGAAAAGTGGGTTTGCAACTTGGAAGGGTAGGGAGAAACCAGAATGGTACAGGACGACAACATGATATATGATCGACTACTCAGAAGGCAAATCTTAGGAACAAGTGCTGAAGAAGATGCTAAAGATAAAAAGGAAAAAGAAAATCATTCTAAATATTACAATGATTCTTCTTTAAGTATTATGGAAATGGACATGAGAGCTCTAACAAAATCTTACTATGCAGCACTTGAAAGAATTAAGATGTTAAGTGAAGAACTCCGATTAATTAAGGAAGAAAAAAAATAATGCCAACATATACAATAATGAACACTGAAACTAATGAAGAAATGGATACTATGTGTTCTTGGGATGAACTAGAAACTTTTCTGGAAGAACACCCTGCATTTAAATCAGTTGTAACTGCTCCTGCTCTTATTAGTGGTGTTGAAGGTAGAAGTTATAGAACAGATGACGGATTTAAAGAAAATATGTCTAGGATTGCAGAGGCACACCCAAACTCTCCATTAGCAGACAAATTTGGTTCAAATAGAGCACACAAAGAAATTAATACAATGGGTGTTCTTAATAAACATAAGATAAAAAGTATAGGAAAATCTCACGATTTAACTGCAATTGCACGAGAATATCGTCAAGGTCAGTTAGTAAAATAACTAAATAGTATTGTATGGATTCAATATAAGCTTATGTTTTCAGTTTTCATACACCTAAGCAACACACTGTGTCTTCTACGCATTGACACAGTGTGTTGCACTCTCTTAAAGGATTGGTAATGGCAAATAAAAAAGATATCACATTCAGTCAACTAACTAAAATTACTCCTGTTACAGACAGTCAACAATCAGTATTTGACTCTTGGAAAGACGATAAGAATCAATTTCTATTCGGTTGTGCTGGTACAGGAAAGACTTTCGTTTCTCTATACCTCGCATTGCAACAAGTATTGAATCCTGAAACTCCATACGATAGAGTTATTGTAGTACGATCACTTATACCTACAAGAGAGATTGGATTCTTGCCGGGCGATGAGGAAGACAAGGCTGCACTTTATCAAGTACCATACTCTAACATGATGCAATTCATGTTTGAACAACCAAACGAACAAGCATTTAGTATGCTGTATGATCGTTTGAAAGCACAAGGAAGTTTTTTCTTCCTATCAACATCCTTTCTTAGAGGTTTGACTTTCGACAATAGTATTATCATTGTTGATGAATGTCAGAATCTAAACTTTCATGAACTCGATACCATCATTACTAGGGTAGGTCAAAATTCTAAGATTTTCTTCTGTGGAGATTTTGCACAATCTGACTTAACTAAAAACAATGAGAAAAATGGACTAATGGACTTTTTACAAATATTGCAAAATATGAATGAGTTCAATTGTACAGAATTTAATATCGGAGATATTGTTCGTTCAGGATTTGTGCGTAACTACCTTATCCAAAAAACAAAACTAGGGCTAGGAATAGTATGATTAAAAACTATCAACAATGTCTGGACATGATTCTGCACCACGAAGGTGGATATGTAAATCACCCAAAGGATCCCGGCGGGCAAACTAATCTTGGTGTTACTAAAAGAGTATATGATGCTTGGGGTGGTAAAAAAGAAATGAAAGACCTAACGGTTGAAGATGTTGCTCCTATCTATCGAAAGAATTATTGGGGAAGGGTCAAAGGTGATAACTTACCAAATGGTCTTGATTTGTGTGTGTTTGATTTTGGTGTTAATGCTGGAACTAGTCGGGCTGCGAAGTATCTACAAACACTTGTGGGTGCAACCTCTGATGGTGCAATCGGGCCTAATACTATACGCATAGTCAATTCTTATGTAGAACGTGTTGGTCTGAAAGAAACGATTACAGAATATCAATCCAGAAGACAAAAGTATTATGAAAGGTTAAATACCTTTGAAACTTTTGGTCGGGGTTGGACTCGCAGAGTAGAAGAAACAACATCAGCTGCTCTGGAAATGTTGAATGAAATTGACCCTATACAACATGTACTAAATGATTTATATAATCTAAAATGAGGTGTTGTTACTTGACAATAGCATACAGTTGTGTTATAATAATAACTTAATATTATGGTAGGAAATCTAAATGAAACATACACATAAACCAGTATATCTGGCTGAAATAAATGCAACTAACAAAGATGGTATTCGTTTATATGAAACACCAGAGGGTAATAAGTACCCATCAATTACTACTGTCCTCTCAGTACGCAATAAACAAGGTCTGAACGCATGGCGCAAGCGTGTTGGTGATGATGTAGCAAACTACATTTCACGCACGGCTGCAGCTCGTGGTACTGCGGTTCACCATATGTGTGAAGATTATTTGAATAACGAGGATATGCAAAAGCATACCAAGAACTTTTTACCTCACGCACTTTTTACACAACTGCGTGATAATGTATTAAATCGTGTAGACTATATTCTATCTCAAGAGGCAGGACTTTACAGTGACAAATACAGAGTTGCTGGTAGAGTTGATTGTATTGCCGAGTTTGATGGTGTATTGTCTATTATTGATTTTAAGACATCTACTAATCCACGCAAAGATGAATATAATGAATCTTATTATATCCAAACGGCTGCGTATGCAGAGATGTTTGAAGAACGCACAGGAATTGAAATCAACCAGATTTGTATTCTTGTTGTTACACAAGATGGCGAAGTCCAAGAGTTTGTAAAAGATAAAAAAGAATATCTACCTCGTTTGGTTGAAACTATTGCTGAATGGGAATCACAAAACAAAAAAGTCATTGATAAAGTTGCGGTCTAAGACTATCAATAACTATAATATATTACGGAGAATAAATGATTTCTTTATTATTAATTCCCTTTACCAGCTTCTTTCTTATGATGATTATGCTAAGCACATACGGAGAGATTATAGAAAATAAAAATGGACTTGAAGAATATTGGATTATAGTATATTTACAAGTTTTATTTTGGATAGCAAAAAGTTCATGTTGGTATTGTTGTCCATCATATGCAAAATGCGAAAAGCATAAAGAGAAAACCCATTGACACAGAGGGACTTTTGTGTTATTATTAATAGTAATAAAAGGATAGCTTATGCTACAAATGCAAACACCTAAATCATTTTCACTAGAAATTGAAAAGGTTGCCTTAGAAAAAAGGATAACTCATATGGATGCCGTAGTTTGGTATTGTCAGAAAAACGAGATAGAACCCGAAACTGTGGGTAGACTAATCACTAAGGGCCTCAAAGAGAAAATTGAGGCAAATGCAAGAGATTTAAATTTCTTGGTCGAAAAATCAGCACAACTACCGATATAGGAGATATGGTAATGGACATTGGTGAAGTTAAAAATGCTTTTGGGGTCTTAGAAGGTATGCAAATCAAAAAACCTGACACAAAGACAAAAGATAGAATAAAACAATTAGAATATGAATGTGCTGAACTGCAAAGGGAAAATGTACAGCTAACAGAACGATGCAAAAAACTTGCAAGTCGTATTCCAGAATGGCCAAAGGGTTATCGTCCTACTCGCAAAGCCTTTGGTGGAGAAAAACGAAATGAACGTAGAACCCATTGATATAATGGGAACAACGGTGAATAGACATCTAGTTTACGGAAACGGAGAGTCTCGCCCCAGAGAACCAATTACAGGTGATGGATTTACTAGTTGGGGGTGTAATGCAATTTATCGTCATTTTACTGTTGACAATCTCGTTGCAGTAGACTATAATATGCAACAAGAGATATACCACTCAGGGTATGCTCTTAAAAATAAATCTTGGTTTACTGATTGGAGTATTCTACCAGACTTTGATGCAAATCTAATGAAAATGGGTTGGGCTGATACTGATGGTGAAATCTTTGAAACTGAAAAACACTTTAAAACAGATTGCGTAATTCAAGGTAAAACAAGAGAACTAGTTGAAAGCAATATTCTTCAAGCAATGTCACAAAATTCAAATTTAGTTGAACAGGATTTAAGACAGAAGATGGAAAAGGATATTGGATTATACATTACTTGGGTTGATAAAAAAGACCAAGTAAATGAGATAGGCTATCCTAGAGGATGGTCTGCTGGGAATACTGCACTATATCTTGCTTGCAAGAGTGGTGCAGAGGAAGTGTATATGTTAGGTTTTGATGGAAGTCATTATTCAAAGCCACTAAATAACATATACAAGGGTAGTAAGAATTATCTACCTGAAGGAAGTCGTGGATTTAACACGATTAACTGGGACTACCAATTTAGAATGGTGCAAAGGGATTTTCCTAATGTAAAATTTTATAAAGTAGGAACAGATTTAACATACGATGATTTATACAAAAACATACGTTAACATAAGGAGACTTAAATGTCACTAGACGCACTAAAGAGAAGTAATTCTCTAGATAAGTTACTTGGCGAAGTACAAAAGCAAAACGCACCTCAAGAAAAGAAGTCCTACAAGGATGACAGACTGTGGAAACCTGAACTAGATAAGTCTGGTAATGGTTATGCAGTAATTCGTTTCTTACCAGCAGTTGAAGGTGAAGATATGCCTTGGGCAAAGGTTTGGAATCACGCATTTCAAGGCCCTACAGGTCAATGGTATATTGAAAACTCTTTAACCACTGTTGGACAGAAAGACCCTGTTTCTGAAATGAACTCTCAGTATTGGAATACAGGTATTGAATCTGACAAAGAAATCGCCCGTAAACAGAAAAGAAAGTTGCAATACTTCTCTAACATATATGTTGTTTCTGACAGCAAACACCCAGAGAATGAAGGTAAAGTCTTCTTGTTCCGTTACGGTAAGAAAATCTTTGATAAGATTATGGCTTCAATGCAACCAGAGTTTGAAGATGAAACACCAGTAAACCCATTTGATTTTTGGGAAGGTGCTAACTTTAAACTGAAGATTCGTAAGGTTGCTGGGTTCTGGAACTATGACTCATCTGAGTTTGAGAAACCATCTGCACTATTTGATAATGATGCTCAGATTGAAGGTATATGGGGACAACAATATGCTCTTGCAGAACATACTGCTCCAACCAACTTCAAGTCTTATGAAGAACTAAAGACTCGTCTTGATGCTGTTCTTTCTGGTTCTGTTACTGTTGGTAATGTAGCTGAGAAGATGTCAGACGAACCTGTAGCTGATTCTGTGGTAAGTACTAAGCCAGTGGATAATACTCCACCGAGTGCAGTAGATTCCTCAGATGATGATACTATGGACTACTTCCAAAAACTTGCTGGATAAAGGTAAAGTGTAGTAGATTAAGAGGTAGGAGAAATCCTACCTCTTTTTTTTATATAGCGTAAGATGATGCTCTTTGGAAGATTGGGTCTGGATTACCAATATAAGACACAGTAGATGAATTGTTAGTTGTATTGGTAGATGAAGTGACATTGTTTGGAGCCACAACAATTGATGTACTACCACCACCATTACCACCACTACCACCTTTCATCATTTCTGCGGTTCTTTGTGCGTTAACTATCTGGCCTGGCTGGCTAGGAACAAATAACTCTTGACCTCTTTCACCAACTACATATGGTTGTCCTGCTCCAACTGAGCCACCTTCTGCCCTTCCTTCAAGTGGTTGATCTTTAGAATCATCACCCATTCCAAGAAAACTCAAAACTTTTCCAACGCCGGGAATTCCCTTCAGAAAACCTGTGTAGTCAAAGTTAAATATATCAGAGAAGAAGTTTCCTATCGCATCAAACAGACTTTTTATACCATCAGCTATAAATTGAATAGGATCAAGTTTTCCAACTTTTGCTTTAAAGTCATCAAATCCAAATAAACCAGCAACAAAACCGACTAGTTTGAGAACCAAATCAGGTATAAATCCTAGAATAAATCCCATAAATTTAGCTATACCGACTTTAAGTGCTTCACCAACACTACCAGTTTCTTCCAGAGTCTTTTGAAAATCAGTAAATGCAGATTTAAGAGCCAAGATAACTACAGCAATTCCAGCTGCAATTGCTATAATCGGTAAAAGTGGAATTATCATGGCTCCAAAGGATGCAGCCATCGCAGTCACAGCAGGTAGAAAAGCTACTAAAGCTTTAATCTTCATCATAAGAAATTGTGCTGCTGTACGCGCCATGGTTTTTCCAGTAGCCAACATGCTTGATACCATCCCACTCAAAGCAGGTAAGTATTTCTTTGTCAGAGCAATCTGTTGAGCAATATAGAACGCTTTTATGGCCTTAAGCGCTGTTGTAATAGCTACTATAAACTTTATAATTTTAAATATTGCAAACAGACCTACCACAACACCCAATCCAATTAATATTTTATCTAAATTATCAATAATAGTTTTAAACATAGGGCTTTGTACGAAAAGTCCAAAAGCAATCAAAGCTCCAGCAAAAAGTGTTCCTTTAACTAATGCCATAAAACCCTTACCAGCACCTTTAAGTTTTTCTTTTGCGTTCTCTTTCAAACCCATAATACCGCTTGATATTTTCTCAAGTAAAGTTAGGTTATTTTTGTTGAGTTGGTCACGTTCTTTTTTCAGTTCTTCTTCTTTGCCTTTCGCAAGTCCACCTGAATTTAATCTAGCATCAATTTCTTGTATCTGCAAATCTTTTGATGCCTCTTGATATTTTTTGTTATCTTCAGCAATACCACCTTGAGCTTCAATGCTTTCCTTCATGGTTTCAAGCACTTGTTTTTGGGCATTTATAGCTATAACAGCATCACTTTTTGCTGTTTTTGCGACATTAAGTTTTTCCAGATTTATTTTTGATTCCTGTATTTTAATGTCTAGTGCATCTTTTTCAAACTTTGCGGCCTTAGTAAACACTGGTTTAAATTCAGCACTTTGTTTTTCCAATTCATTTAATTCTTCAACTAGCAGTTGGAAATCAAGTGCTTGCTTAGCATCAGAAATTTTATTCTCCTTCGTCATTACATTAATTAAATCTTGAATGTTTTTTTCTGCCATTGAGATTTACCTTATTTCTTTTTAGCGTATGCTTGTGTTCCAAAGAACGCAGCAACTATACCAGCAACAGCAACAAAATATGTTGGAGCCATACTACCTAGTGTTTTTTGTGCTTCATCTAATCCTATCAATGATGCAAGTACTACTGCGAATGGATATAGTAACAATCCAAATAAAGCAAACCATGTCATTTGCCTTTGAGCATCTCTCATTGCATCATTATCCTCAAGTTCTTTTCTCTTGAACTCTAGGAACATTGCATGTTCTTCATCTGAAACTTTACCATCCCCATTTGTATCTGCTGGATGGTGACTTTTTACTTCTTTAGTCATCACACTTATCCTCTCTGCTCTTGTTTCATTCTCTTGTTTTCTTCCTCAATATGTTGCATCAACAAATTAAGGTATATTTCTCTTTCCCACGGCATCATATTATCTAATTCTGTTAAACTATATTTATGGTGTTGCATCAGTGCAAAGTTAGTTTTATAGTAATTATGTAGGCTATCGTGGGATAGCCCTACCCTAAAAAACTTTCCAAACCCTCCAAAAGAATCTCATTCTTTTTCTTTGTCTTTGGATTGGTCACTTTAACTACATGACGCAATTTGGGCATAGTGTTAAAAAACTGTGTTATCTTTTCAAACTGTTCGTTTGTAAATTGTTCAATAAAATCTGAAATTTCCTTATCTTTTATGTCTATTCTTTGAAAAACATCATCACCGCTGTGAATTGAATCAATACAACATTCTAAAAAATGAAATGTTTTTTCAGCATCTCCAGCACTTGCTTTTACATTTTGCAAATCATTTAGGAGTGGGTATCTAAAAACTATCTTAATGTCTTCGTTAATTTGAATTTCATTTGAATGGTCATCTTGTACTTGACATTCAACATCTTCTAGATTTAGTTCATATGGAACTGTTGTTTTACCATCGTCTGGACATATCAAATTTAATTTGACCTTTTCTCCAACAGATTTTCCTCTAATTCTTAAAAATAAATATTCAATATCAAACATGGGAGCAGACTTTGCATTAACTTTACCAAAGGTACATGAGTTAACTAATTCTCCCATTGCGTTTGCAATTTGTTTTTCTTCACCAGATTCTTGAGCTATCAGTAATAGTTTTTGTTCTTTTACTAAAAATGGTCTGTATTTTAAAATCTCACCTGTTGAGGGTAATTCCAATTCATAGGTTGGGGTATTGAGTTTTGGTAATGCCATAATTTTTCATCCTTAAATTTTAATTTTATAGTCGGCGTAGTACTGCTGGTAAGTTTGCAGTAATAGACCTTGATACAGTACTTACAGCATTTTCTGCTACTCTGTTTAATAGAGGTTTGTGTACTGGATTTGCTTCATCTTCCATATTTTCCCAAAAACGATAAGCAAAAGTAATTGATACAGTTTGATAACTAGCACCATTTGCATATGAAAGTGGTTGTTCAGTAATAGCTTTAGGAAAACACTCTCTTAGTCTGACACCATATCTTCTGTTGTCTTGTTCGTCTAAAGCAACGATATCAAGTTCACCAGTATAATCATCATAGTAACCCAGAGAAAAGTCTTGTTGGTTAAATGTAAGTCCTTGCCATGTTTCAAAGTATAACTTTTCTCTCATATCAGAAGAACATTGAAATGTAGCAGTAATGTCTGGGAAACTATAACCAGTTACAAGTTCTCTTTCAGGGCCATACAGATTTGAATCTGGTGTGGTGTCCATGTTACGGCCGGGAAATGCTATTGCTTCACATCTTAAAGAAACAGCTTTACTGTCGTTTGTGTGTTTTTCTCCCATAAGTTGAGAAAATAAACTTACTTGATTACTTCCCAAAGTACCAGAGGGTGGTTTCATCACAACTTCATAGCGGTTTGGTCTTGAATAACCATCACCACTATTGAAAGTTGCAAGAAATTCATTTAATGCACCAAATGCTACTGCATCTCGAAGTCCTTTAAAGTTGACTGCCATTAGATCATTTTCCTACTGTCTGCATAAACCTCTGAGGCTGATGCTTTCTTAAATCTCTGCACAGGTAACAGTGTTGCAACTGTAAACTCATCTGCATCTATCCTACGGAACTGTGACTTAACTTGTCCAGCAAGATATCGTTTAAGTGTTGGTTTAAGTATTTGTATCTTTTTAAGTTTACTATAATCAACTGCAAGTCTTGTACTTTCATCAAACTTAGTATTGTTACTATAATCAACTAATCTATCTAACAACTGAAGTCTTAACTTCATAGGCAGATAGTGTAAGTTAATACCTAGAAACCCATCTGGATATTTTTCTATTGGTAACACCAAAGGAAATGTATCGTAGTAAGGTAACTTCTTTTTGAATTTTGGGTCATAGAAGAACATATTCAATCGTCCATAGAAAGGTCTATTGTTACGCTTTCCATCTCGTATTAAATCCATGGCGCCTGGCTCTCCAAACTCTTTGATCTTTTCACGATACCAATCAGTAGATTTTGGTCGTCCTTTCGTTGCATCTATAACACTTTGAATATATTTACTTTTAGCCATAATACTATTTATACTTAATGTTAAGGTGGTCTTCAGTTAAAATCTTAAATTCCATATCATTTGCTTCACAGAAGAAATTTGCAGATTTCCACTTTGCCTCATTGATAACCCAAGTCTTAACTTCACTCATCCACCTTTTGGTTTTTCGTTTTGGTGTTTTGACCGGAGGTTTACACTGATACTTTGGTTTGACTTCAATGATAAACTTTTTGGTCTTGCCACTTGATTGTTTAACTTTCATATAAAAGTCGGGAAAGTAACGATGCACCTTTCCGTCCCATGGCGATACATAGGGAATAATGACTTCTTCACTACCCCATTCTAATACAGATTTGGTCTTATCACAATACACCATAAGTTTACGTTCCCAAAGTGAACGATATATTACTTTAGATGGGTCACCCTTATACTTTTTAGGGTTAATTGGATGGTATTTGCCACTGTATGCCATTAACTTATCTTATAAATAGTTATAATCACAGGAGTATTTATACATGGCAAAAAATATCTATAATGCCGTTCGCGGGGCTGCAGAAGCTCAAACAGGCAGAGTCTTTAAAAATGCCGTTGGTATTCTTAAAAAATCAGCCATAGATACTATACGAGGTGGTAAAAAAGGCGGTGCTAGTAATGATTTTGCTAATGCAGTCGGGGGTAAATACAGTACTCAAAATTTAACATTTCCTCTTGATTTGGAAGGCCCTACTGGTGCTAATGGTAATCAGGGGCATTATATCCAATTTTTTGTTAACGAACAAGCAGATGAAGTTCTTGATTATCAAGATTCACGCAAAAAACTTGAAGCTGGATTGACAGTTTTACCCGATGATCCTGTAATTGCTCAAGCTATGGCTGAAACCGAAAGAGCCGATGGTTTTTTCAGCAGAACAAAGTCTGATATTAGACAACGTAGAGATCCGAATGGTGTTACTGCAAGACTTGCTGATTTAAAAGGTATCAAACCTGCCAAAAAAGCATCAGTGAAAGATAATTCTCTTAGTATAAAAAGAAAAGCAACTGTAAGGATGCCAGTATCTATCTGTATGTACATGCCTCCAAGTGTTGATGTAAAATATGGTGCAGATTATCAAGATACCGAAATGGGTACAGGTACAAAAATGGGAGTAGAAGCAATTCAATCAATTCTAGCTGGCACTGCAAGTATGGATTCTGCTAAAGAAGCACTCAAAGACCAAACAGGTGCTATAGGGGATGGAATAATTAAAGGAGGTACATCAGCAATTGATTTAATTCCCGGCTTTGCTGGTTCAAACGCAGCTTTTGAAATGCAAAGAGGATTTATCAAAGCACCTAGAATGGAACTTGCATTTAAAGGTATTCCTAAAAGAGATTTTTCATACGAATTTAAAATGATGCCAAAAAGTGCAGCAGAAGCTGAAATGGCAAAAAATATTGTTAAGACATTCAAAATGTATATGTTACCAGAAATAAAAAGTGCGGGTTCAATGCAACTAACAACTCCTGCAACATTTGACATTCAATATATGCATCTTGGTGAGGAAAATATGAATTTGAATAAAATAGGAACTTGTGTACTTACAAATATGGATGTTAAGTATGGTGGAGATAAATATAAGACTCACGCAGATGCAGTTCCAGTAGAAACATCAATGACTTTAAGTTTTAAAGAATTAGATTTAGTTACCAGAGAAAAAGCAGAGCAAGGATTCTAATATGTATTTTGATAAATTTCCTAAAATTCCATATGATTCAGTTGGTCAAGGTGACTTTAAAGTTGTAACAAACATTCTTAGACGAACTGGTATTCGTGATACTGCAAAAGCAAACGCATTGTTGTTTGATACCTATGATGTAAAAGATGGAGAAACTCCAGAAGCTCTTGCAGATAAAATGTATGATGACCCAGAGTTGCATTGGGTAATATTGTCAGTGAACAACATCACAGACAGATATCATCAATGGCCTATGGCGACTAGTCAATTTTTACAGTATGTGAATGATAAGTATGATGACCCTAATGGTACACACCACTATGAACAGGCACAGACATCAGGCGATACTAGTGTCAAAATAAATGTATATTCAAACTCTGCATTATATACTGGTGACTCAGACTTTTATACGAATGCAACCATTATAACTAATATAGAATACGAACAGTCTGCACAGAATGAACTTAGACAGATTAGATTGTTAGACCCACAATATGTAGAACAATATGTAGAAGAACATGAAGCTTTAATTAAGGAATCAGTTATCTAATGGCATCCACTGTATCAACTAATTATGCTGGAAAATATGAAGTAAAAGAATTGTTAATAAAAACTAGTTCTGGTAGTGTTCTAGATTTAAAAAACTCAGTTCAAGCTATTGACATATATGAAAGTATATTTTCAACTTCACTATCTGGTTCTATCACCATTTTAGATGTTCATAACATCGCGGCTAATGGCCCAATCATTGGTCAAGAATTTATGTCATTGAAACTTTCAACACCAAATTTAGAAGGTCAAGAAATTGACTTTACTGACAGTACATTTTGTATTTACAAAGTAGTTGCTAAGTTCAAAGCTTCTTCTAATGCTCAAGTTATAAATCTTAGTTTTACTACACCAGAAGCACTAAAAGATAAACGTACCAGAGTGTCAAAAAGTTACACAGACGATATTAGTAATATTGTTGTTAATGTATTAAAGGACGAACGATACATCAACACCAACAAAAATGTGTTTGTTGAACCAACTCAGGGTATCAGAAAAGTTGTTTCACCAAATGTTCATCCTTTTAAATTTATAACTACTCTTGCAACTGAAGCTATATCAAAAGAATATAACTCTCCTCATTTTATGTTTTTTGAAAATACTAAAGGCATTCACTTTAAAACTATAGAACATATGATGACAGGTACAAATCATGGCCCATACGTTGCTAGTGATCTAGGCCCCTTAGAGAAAGGAAGCAAAAAAGCATCAATACTTACAGAAATGTTAAGAATAATAGACTTTCAAGTAAATTCAAATAATGATATGTTAGCTAACATTCAAGGTGGAATGTTGGGTTCTAAAACTATTGAATATAATATATATAATAAGACTTACTCGTCTAAAGAATACAAACATTTTGATAATTTTAACGAGTTTCCTAGACTTGAGGGTGAACAGTCTAATCCAGTTTTTGGAACAAGTTCAATTGATGCTTTAGGAAATACTATAGGAGATTTTTCTGATTCAAGAATACATTTGCATCCAGTAAATACAGATGGTGTATATGACACACAACACACAAATGAAACTTTATCATATCGTTATA